TGTAAGGCTTGCCATTGTCCTTGGTTGGCTTCTAAACCATCTGCTTCAGTTGCCGCTGAAGTATGTCCAGTTATAGCAACGTAAATTTGTCCACCATATCTAACGGTGTCATTAACTTTATATCTAGTATTGATTGCCCAGTCACCTGACCAAACAAAACCTTTTCCAAAAATTTCCCATTTAGCTTGTTGACCTTCTAGACCAACTGCTGTTGTGTTATCTGATTCGTGTTCTGTTATACAAAGATAAACTGAACCACCATATTTTACTAAATCGTTTTTCTTATATCTTGTAGAAATTGTCCAATCAGATTTCCAATCAAAACCTTCTATGAATAAATCCCATTTAGCTTGATCGGCTTCTAATCCTAAAGCAACTGTTGCCGCTGAGGTATGACCAGTGTTAGCAAGATAAATGTAACCACCGTATTTTACTACATCATTTGGTTTATAAGTTGTATTTGCAACCCAATCACTTTTCCACTCTATACCATCTGACATTAGTTGCCATTTTACAGCACCTAAATCAGTTTGAAATGTACCAGATGTGTGATTAGTTACGCAATTGTAAGTTCTTCCACCATATCTTATTACGTCATCAACATAATAAGTTGTAGTAGTTGCCCAAGAACCTTTCCAAACAAACTTAATTCTACCTAGTTTAAACTCAGCCATTTTCGTTAAATCCTTTTATATCTTTTATTTATCATTACTGTTAAATCCTTATTCACCATATAATGCGTCTCTTTCAGGGCCACCCTCATTTAAAAATTCAGCCGGTCCTGCCCCTAAAAAGTATGAAGTTGCTATAATACTACCACTTACAGCCGCTATTGATACTGCTCCAGAGAATACAATTTGACCATTTGTGGGAAATGCTTCATTAAACATTTCATTATTTCTTAATTTAATTTGTCCTGCTCTTACTTCATTTGTTGTAAGATTTGCTCCACCACCAGAAACTTTTGAACCTATATATGATGCAATTGCTCTTTGTGTTGGTATAACGCTATCACTATTAGCCGCCATTGTACCATCAGTACTAAATTCTTCAATTTTAACTTCAGTTCCACCTATTACAATACCACCTAAACTTAATTCAGTTAAACCTGACAAGTCAAATAAATCAGCATTTAGAGTTACTATTCCTGTTGCCTGTTCTACTTCAAATAATTCACCAACTCTGTAATTTCCATCTTGGTCAGTAGAAGTATAAAATACTCTACCTCCTCCATTTGATACAGTTTCATTTTGTTGTTTAAGTTCATAACCTTCTGTATAACCAGTAGTATATAAACCTGGATAATTAGTTGTAGATTTATTACCTGTTCCAATGTCTAAGAAATCGTGACCTGTTAATCTAACTTGAGAATATTTTTCTCTTATTGTTAATGCAACATCATGAGCAGGTGATTCATTTGCTTTCATTGTTGGTGTTATTCTGAATTGAGCAGAAATACTAGGTTCTGCACCAACAACTTTATTAATTTGAGTAATTCTATAAACTTGATCATCAATTCCAGTTACATATAAAATTGCACCTGGTCCAGGTTTTCTAGATAAATCTTTAACTTCAATATAAGGTCCAACTTGATATTCATCTGCAAAACCATCTCCACTTAAAGTTGCAGTTACATTTATAAATCCTGTACCTCTGTTTGTAAATTCTGGTTGTGAAAGTACTCCATTTTGTACAAATGATTTTAATGATGCTTCTGCAGTATTTTTGTTATCAGTGATAGTAACTGTAGGTTCTGTTGAATATCCACTACCTGGATCTAAAATTTGTATATTTGTAATTGCTGAAGAACTTGTAATTGCTCTAGCTAAAGGTGTTGCACCTTTTAGAATTTTTTCTGCTCCAGATTGAGAACCAGTTCGTAATGGAATAAAGTATCCACCTGCAGTATTTCTTCCACCTACTATACCATTGTAAGTTCCTGCCAATGCTGAATCTAATTGTTTCCAAGAATATGCATCAAAACTATATGCATGATCCCCACCGTCAGTAATTGCAATATAAACTCCTTGAGAATATGCAACATCTGTATATGGTCCTGCGTGTGGAGGCGTATCACTTTCTGTCCAACTGTAAGAAGATGAAGTTTGTGATTGTGCCGCGTTAGCATTTGATATTAAAAATTTATTAGCAACTGTACTTTCATCACCAGGTGCATCTTGTACTGATGCAACAAATTTACCACCACCAAATGTTAATTTTTTCAAATTATATCTATGAACAACTTGTAATCCTGAATTAGTGTCCATTAAAAAGTCACCCATATTAGCGGCTTTAGTCCAAGTTGTACCACCGCCCATACTTTCCCAAGTTTGTCCAGTAGTGTTTGCACCTATGAATAATCCATTACCACAAGCCATTTGTGTAAACACTGGTGTTGATCCATCATAAAGTTCAACTTGAATTGAACTAAATGTAGCACCTTCATCTGTTGATCTGTATATCATTCCTGTTTCTGAAGCAATTATTAAAATGTTTTCAGTAACGTCATAAGCAGATGCTCTTAATACATCTGAAGGAATATTTGCACTTATATCTGTCCAACTTGTTCCATCAGCCGATCTAATTAATGTTCCATCAGCCGCGGTTGCTACAAAATAATTTGTTGTTTTAGTAATACTATTCCAATCTTTTGAAGGAATTCCACCAGCCGCAAGCCAATTTGTACCATCAGAAGTTCTATTACCTACACCATTTCCTATTAGAGCTGTAATATCTGATGCTCCAATTTTTCCTGAAGCGCCTAATAACATTTCTCCTGTTGAACCGTAACTAATATTACTTCTACTTCCAGCGTTAGGAGTAAAAGTTATTCTAGGTTCTATTGAATATTTTGTAGATGCATCTAGTAATGGTTCAATTGGGTAACCACCCATGAAGTGTTGCCAACCATCTGTATCATCAAATTCTTTTTTAACAGTTGCAACTTTTGTTGTTGCATTATAACCAGAAATATATCCGTATTGTCCTCTTCCTGCACCTTCCCAAATATAAATTCTTTGTCCAACAGTTTCATTTACTGTTCCTTCATATTGAGGTCTTAATTTAATTTCTTTATTTGTACCAGATTGAGCATTTCCTAATTCACTTGTATATCCTATACCACCTGGATTTGAAGAATCATCTAATCCTAAAACTCTAATTTTGTTTACTGCACCATGTCTTATTTGTGGCCAACGTATGGCTCCTGCCGCACCTTCTCCTGATCCTTGAATTGTTATACTTGCTGAAGTATAATCTTGTCCAGCGTGATCATAAGCAAAAGCAAAAATTTCATTTTCATCATTATATACTTTGTCTATATGTGCTTCTTGTGATTGGTTATTAATTTTTCCTGATATAGGTGTTTCACTTGCTAAAAGTCCTTCTGCAACAGCACCAAAATCTCCATATGAACAGTTACCGTTTGTTGCTCTAAATTTTCCACCGTTTGTTGCCAAATATCCTATGTGTGAATAATAAGAAAATACTGATACAAATTCTACTCTAGCATCTCCATTAACCCAACAAGCAACACCATTTTCAATAAAGTGTGTACAATCATTTGCAACAAATGATTTAAATCCGCCATTGTGTAAGTCACCATCTACTTTTAATCCAGTACACCCTGTTCCAAATATTGAACAATTTTTAATATAAGGTGATTTTGTTGTAATATGAACTGTTCCATCACTAGGTCCACTTCCTGGATCTAAAGAAACATAAGCCGCACCAGATGGACGTTTAGTTCCATATTCATTTGCAGAACCTAATCCACCAGTTAATCCTTGCATTGTTACATTTGCAATTCCTGTTGCATCATGTAAAAGCCACATATTTGTTCCTTCGTAACCTGATTTAGGTCTAACGTTTGCACCACGTCTTGTAAAGTCTCCCCAAATATGAACTTTCGCTGGAACTTTTATAGGTAAAATTTCTTCGTAAACTCCTGTTTTAACAATTATAGTTGCTGGAGTTCTACTTGCCAAGTCTTGTGCAACAAAGTCACAAGCATATTTGATTGTTTTAAATGGACCTGCAACACTTTTACCACTTGTTAATTTATCTTCTCCATAAGGTGAAACATAAAATACTTTAGCTACTACATCATGGTCTCCCCAAACTCCATAATCATTAGCGTCATTAACTTTGAATAATTGTCCAAAGGATCCAATTGCAATTCTAGTATCTTCAGACCCTGAATGAGATTTTAAATCTCCATCTATTTCTAATATGTTACCTGTAGCCCCTTGTGCCAATCTAACCCAAAGTGGTCCAACATTTTCACTTTCTTCATCTAAAGTTGGTTTAGCATCTGAAGAAGTTGCAACGTGAGTTGTTATACAACGATATAAATCTGCTTTTTCTGTAACTACATCACCTACATAGTAAGTAATTGCTCCATTGGCATCGCTTTCTTTCCAAGGACCTTTAAATGCTACACCTGTTACTAATAATTGCCAAGGATCAGGAGCATCACTGCCTGGATCATAAACAAAAGTTGTAACTGGATCATCATTTGTGTTGGCTTGTACTGCTATGAATAAATTACCACCTGCTCTAACTACATCTCCTGTTCTGTATGCAGTTGTACTATCCCATTCACCTCGATGGTTATAACCTGTTTGTAATAATTCCCAAGTATTTGTACTATCTGTTACACCTGGTGCAATATTTGTATTGCTTACTAAAGCAGAATAACTGTATCCACCAAATTGTACAACATCACCTTTTTGATAATATTTGTTTGCGTCCCAAGAACCTTCATATTCTGCACCTGGTACCCACAATGAAAAATTAGTTTCATTCATGTGTGGTGTTATTGACCAGTGATCAGTTGTTACTTTCCAAATTCCCGGACTCCAAGATACTAATGAACCTTTATTATATTTTGTTCCTTCTGCCCAATGACCTATATAATCTATACCTTCAATAACTATTTCCCATGCCGCTTGATTGGCTTCTAAACCATTATTTCCAGAAACCGCTGTACCATTTACAGTAAAAGTAGAAATTGCTCCACCGCCATCTACTGAACTAATTGTTATTACTACATCATTTACACCGTCGGCTCCGCCTACTTTACTACCTACTACAGTAATTGTATTTGCCGCCGCAAAGTTTGTTCCTGTGTTTGTAAATTTTGCATAAAAACTTGTACCAATTTTAAAAATATTGAAAATTGCACCTACACCGTTTGAAGAATTTGTTGAATAATCTGCTGATGTAAATCCATTCCAATAATCTGTAGGAGCAGAAGTATGTCCTGCTAGAGCTCTATAAACTGTTCCACCATATCTTGTAATATCATCTGGATAATATCTTGTGTTAGGTGTCCAATAACCTCTGTAATTGTCTGATCTATGATATTGTGTCCATTTAGCTTGATGAGATTCTAATCCAGCTACCGCTGTAGATGATGTATGTGCTGTTACACACTTCCAAACTGATCCACCATAAACAACTGTTTCACCTACACTATAAAGTGTATTAGGTAACCATGTAGATGTCCATTTTTCCCCTCTTGCAAAGTATTCCCATTTACTTTCATCACCTAATATTCCATTATTTGCATCTGCATTTGATAAGTGACCTTGAGTAACTTGGTAAAGTGTTGCTCCAACTTTTGCTACTTCACCTATTTTATAAAATTTATTAGGTTGCCAGTTTCCTGTCCAAGACTGACCTGACATAGTCAGAGACCATCTTGGTGTAGCATTATCTAAGTCGTTATAAAAATTGGAATCAGCAAGGTGGACTTCGATACAAGTATAAACTTTTGCACCATATCTTACAATATCATCTTTAACGTACTGAGTTCCTGCTAACCAGTCACCTTTCCATTTAAAACGTATTCTATCTATTTTAAAATCTGCCATAAGTCCTAATTACTAGTATTTATTTTATACATTGTACGTATATTGTTCATTAACTCTTAATACTAATTCACCTTCATTGTTAATATAATAATTAATATTTCTTCCATCCCATTTATATTGTTCGTATACTAAATTTTCATAAGTTTTTTTATGTTGTATGTCTCTACCATCATAAAAGTCTTCACCTCTTGTAAAGTCTTTATAATTTCCTGCCATAGCACCGGGTCTATTAACTTGAACACCGTCATTTAATTCTAATAAATCTACTTTAGAAAGATATACTTCACCTGTATTAGTTCTTCTAAGTCCATAAAAATACCTAGAGTCTCCAAGTGTTTTTGTTAATTCTTCTATACCTATTCCAAGTTCGTTTTGACTCATAATTTATTAACTCACTATGTTAATTGTGTTACCCATTGCTGTATGAGATGTACATTGATAATACAATGTACTAGGTGCATCCATAGGTACTTTAAATACCTGTGTATTTTTTTGATCACCTGTTACTCCACTTGTATATGCTGATCCACCATTACTAACTCTTATTTCAAATGGATGACTACCACCTGAACTATTGTTTAAAACATATGTATGGCCTCTGTTCATATACATTACTGGATCATTAGTTGCAGTTAAGAAACCAGGACCTTCCCAAACATAATTGTTATTTCCATCATTTGTAATTTCATATCTTGATATTGGTCCGTTTTGTTTTACCCAAGATACTCCATTGAAATATAATGAATCACCATGTGATGGTGCAACTCTTATATTATTTGCAGTAGCACTTACAAAAATATGTGCTGTTTGGTTACTAGCTATACCAACATTTACAGTAATTGTTGTAGATGATGTTTCTGTAACTAAAACTGGTTTATTGTATACATAATCAGCTCCACCTGGTGCGTTCGAACCAGATGCTCTTGGATATGTATGGTTTGTTGCATGACTATCCATAGCACACGTAAACGTCAAACTATTTGTAACAATCGAAACAGAATGACCTGTTTTAATACTATGTGTTCCAATAGTTAATACAAGTACTCCAGTTGCTGGTGTATATGATGCCGCTGATGTACTATAAGATTTTTCAGTAACTGATATACAATTATCAGTAGCTCTTATAAAAGTGTGTGCTGTTGTATTACTTGATATACCAACATTTACAGTAATCGAATCTGTACCTACTGCCGTAATTGCGGATGTAGAAGTATATGCAGGATCTTTTCCACCTGCGTAATTTGATCCACTTCCTCTTGGATAACTATGTTCTGTTGCATGACTGTCTTGAGCACAAGTAAAGACTATGCTGTTTGAAGCAATTTTTATATTGTGACCAACTTGTAAATTATGTAATCCAATAGTTAATACAAGTACTCCTGATGCAGGTGTGTATACTGCATTTGATACATTGTAATAATCTCCTATTGTTGTTACATCAGAAAGTTCTGATAAATTACCTTCGTCAGTACTTGCAACGGAAAATACTATTCCATCTCCTGCGTTATTAACTTTAACAAATCTATTTGCCGCTCCTGTATAATTTGCAGGAGTATCAGTTAATCCTACTAAAGTAGTTGCTACAGTTGGTTTGTTAGTAAGATTATTGTAATTTAAAAAATATGTACTATCTAAACCATCTAATGTATCTGCATCTGATCCTGCTCCACCTGATGTTGCATCAACACCTGGAATCCAATTTGTACCATTCCATTTTAATACTTGTCCTGCTGTTGGAGGTGTAGTAGTTACATCAACATCTGATAGTCTATCAACGCTAGGTGTACTAAATTCTATAGCATTTGCAGTGGAATTTACGGATACAAATTTATTATTATGTGAAGCCAAACTACCTGGAGTGTCAGCTAAAGATACAAAAGATCCTGCGCCTGAATCAATTGTTCCTGCCTGCCATCTGCTGTTTGAAGTACTCCAAACCAATGCTTGTCCTTCAGTTGGTGCTGGACTTGAAGTCTCAACATCTGATAACATATCGATAGAAGAAGTTTCTTGAATTAATTTAATCCAAGTTCCTGAATGAGCAACTCTACTTGTATTGTCGGCGTGTACGTGGGCGAACATTCCGTCATAAGTTGTTGCGTTAGGTAAATCTCCTTCAGTTGGAAAATAGAAAGTAATTTTATTACCTCCTGTTGCCGTAACTGTATTAGAAGAAATAGTAGATAAAGTTTCTCCATTTCCTAATGCGTTATATAATTCATCAAAATTTGAATTTATTTTTTGTGCACCTAACCTAAGATTGTCACCTTGACCATCATTAGGTATAACACCATCATTTATTATTTCTTTTGCCATTTTTTATACTCCCACGTATTTTTAAGTTCTATCCCAAGTTGATTCATTACTATCAAATGAATATACATCTCTATCAAATGTAAATTCTTTAGGTTGGACACCAGCTGTTTCTAAAGTTTCTGGATAAGTGACAGTGCCCTGATCTTTTGTAGCATTAATTCTTACTACTAACTCTCCAGCATCATTTACATAATAATTTAGATTAACATCGTCCCATCTAAATTGTTCGTATTTTAAATTTTCATAAACTAAAGAATGATTAGGTCCTCTACCTTCATAAAAATCTACGCCTTGATCAAAATCAGTAAAATTTTTCTCAGGATTACCTGGAACATTTATTGAAACTGATTCACCGGCTTTCATTTGGTCAATTTTGTGCATATACAATTCACCTTCAACAGTTCTTCTTAAACCATAGAAATATCTATCTTTAATTCCTGCTGACAAATATGTCGTTAAATTTTGACCAATATTACTCATCTTATGTTAACTCCACGTAACTCATTACAACATCTATTGAATCGGCAATATCTGCATTCACTTGTAGTGTACTTTGTGAGGCAACAATTAATTTTTCACCTGCACTTAAAATTCTTAAACTAGAATTTGGCGCAATCATTACATCTTTAACAATATAACCTGAAACACTAGTTGTATCTTGTAACGTTACAGTAACTTTTACAACACTATCAATTAAGTTTGCAAGATTAAGTCCTAAAACAATTGTATTCGTTCCTATTGGCGGTGAATATACCGTTATTGGAACTGTTCCAACGTCTTTTATTATTGCATTTTTAAAATATGTTGCCATTTAAATTTTTATCCTAACGCAATTGCGTATGTTATTGAAATTTCAGTTGCATCAAGTACGCTTATCGCTCCTGATGAACCTGCAATTGAACCCCAATTACTTCCATCATAAAGTTCTACCCTGCTATCTTGAGTATTATATCTTGTCATACCCAATTGACCTACAGCAGGTCTATCTATTGCAGTACCGGAAGGAAGTACAAATCCACCAGCATCTGAAACATCAACATAACCGTTTCCGCTCGTTTTTAGTACGATTGGAGCCGATATAGTATTAGTTATCGTATTTCCTTCGAATTTAAAGTCTTCAATTCTAATGCTACCATTACCATTAGCATTTAATATTAAATCCTGGTTTACACCCGTAGTTTTTATGGTATTTCCACTAATTTCTATGTCATCTACTATTAATTTTGTTATATCAAATCTAGTAGAATTAACATTTGCTACCAAAACTCCACCAGCATAAAATCTAATAGTATCATCATCTGTTCCTGGAGAAGCTTCTGCTGTAATATAAGTGTCTCTATCTAAATCATATACACCTGTTAATGCTACCCAATTTGATCCTTCATATCCTTCAAATAAACTTGTATCTGTATTATAACGAATCATACCATTTGCAGGACTTCCAGGTCTTTGAGCAGTTGTTCCTGTTGGTATTCTAATACTTCCTGTACCGTCAACTCTTGCTACACCTGTCGCAGGAGTAATTGTCATATCTCCTGAATCATTAGTAATAGTATTTTGATTAAATCTAAATGATTCTAATCTAATCCCGCCAGTCCCATTTGCCATTAATTCTAAATCAGCATTACTGTCAGTTGTTTTAATTACATTATTTGTAAGATTAATACTATCTACTTGTATTTCATTTGCAAATAATGTATTCCATCTACTAGTATCATTACCTAGATTGTAAGTATTATCTGTTGCAGGAATTAAATCACTTCCTATTCCAGCTGTAATAGTAACTGTATCAGTAGCTTCATCACCAATTGTTATGTTACCACCAATTGTTATATTTCCTGTTACATCTAAATTTCCTGTAACATTAACATTGTTTAATAAATTAATTACATTTGTACTTGAATTAAAATCAAGATTTCCTGATAAACTTTCTATAGTAGTTCCACTCATTCTTAATTTAGGTGTTTCTACTTTTGTACCATCTAAAACAGTAGTATTAGATCCATTAGTAATTGACATTTGAGAAGTTGTGTCTATTCTTAATTCAGAAGATTTAAATTCTATTAATCCAGTATTTTGATTTACTGCAAATTGATCACCAAGTCTAAATCCACCACTTTGATCAACTGAATTATAATTTATTTTTGCATTAGTTGAAGCAACAACTTCATTTGCTTGAACAACTTCATTTACATCATTTGCAAAACTTTTTCCTGAACCTACGTAATTAAAATTATGATTAACTAAATTTACATTTGCACCAATACCATCTGCAACAACACCGTAAGTTCCATAAACGTTTGCACTTGATACACTTCTAAAATCTGATCCAAAGTCTGAATAATCAGCTAAAGTAATTTCATTAGCTGTTGAACCACCTGAGAATCTAATATCTTGACCTAATTTAGGATTATCTAAAAAGTCATTAGCATTTAACATTAATGCTGTAATACCATTATTATTATTTGTATTTGTTATTTCTGCTGAAGCAGGTGTAAAGTTTGCTGAATATGTCATATCACCTTTGATTATTCTAACATCATCCATAAAACCTTCAAAGGCATTATTAAGTGAATTACTATTTCCTATATAAACATCATTTGAATCTTTTAAATCAGCAGTCCAACCTGAAACATCTACAGCATTATTGTTAACTCCACCAATAAACATTTTTAACGTATTGTTTTGTCTTCCTACAGCAAAGTGAGTCCAAACACTAATATTAAAACCTGTGGCTTCCGTTGCAATTGCATTTCCATCTAATTTAACTCTAGGAACATTATTAAGAATATCAATTTCTAAATTTCCTATTTTAAATAAAGTTTTACTTTGTACTGATGTTGGATATAACCAACCTTCTATTTGGAAATTTCCAGTTCCAAATCCAAAGTCAGTATGTCCTGCAACTTTTAAATTATGACTAGAAGCTGTTTGTTTGAAACTTCCACTTCCATATTTTTTAGTTGTTCCATCTATTGTAGTTCCTGTTGCTGTAACTTTTTTAGTAGGTCTTGTTGTTGGTAAACAAAACGCACCTATTTTGCCATCTAATACAATTAAATTATTACCAGCATCTACAGTTTCAATTGTTCCTTCAGCTAATTTTGTTGCTCCATCTTTATCATAATAAGTTACAGTTTCACTAGGTGCTGGAAAAGATCCTGATAATCCTGTTATGTTTACTCTTGTTTTTCCGTCACCACCTTGACCATATGATCCATCTGTAACATTAATACCTTTGTTTGCAAAATATGTAAATGAATTAATAAAATCTACTCTTACACCATTTGTTACTGTTATTGCATCCATACCAGGTGTAATAAATGTACAATTTTGAAATCTAA